GGGTTCCATCTATAAGTGCTGAAATTCTTAGACCTATTGGTGTAATATCTTTATGGTCTAGCTGATATTGACCACTGAGGCCTGCGCTGTTTGCTAATTCTTGTAGATCTCTTGCTACTTTTGCGTGTTTTGCTCCTGTAGCACCTTCTTGAAGCCCTGCTTCTCCGCGTACGGGATCTGTGTCTGCAAATAAGTCAGTCTGAGTTTCTCTTAGTATAGCTCCAGCTGCTTCGTCTATTTTATCGTACAAGATATTAGTATTTACTAATGTGCCTCTTTGTACATTTAATAATTTTTTTCTTAATCCTGTATTTTTTGAACTAAGTTTTACATCTCTGTAAAATTTATCTATTAGCCCTTGCCACTCTTTACCTCTTTTTTCTCCAGTAATAGTAGAAGTTTTTACTGTAACACCCATTATTTATACACCTTATACATATCCAGTACTCTTTTGATATGGTCTGGAAATCCTGCATTATTTCTAATGCTAGTAGATGTTGGGTTTTCAATCATTGCTCCAGCAATTTGCATTCTCTCTTTTCTTTCGTCTTTTAAATAGTACTTAACTAAATCAAAAATTGCTAGTTTTAAATCTTCAGGACAAGAACTGTATCCAGCAGTATAAACTACTTTTACAGCTTTTCGTCCTTTTGGAAATGCTTTGTCAATATTTTCATTAGTACGAATTATACTATCAGTCATAGTATCAACAACATATTCATATTTACCACTACTGTCAGAATTTTCTGTGATTAGTGTAACATATGCGTCTGCTTGTGATTCTCTTTCTGATACAGAGCTTACCGTATTAATAGGCCCCTCATCTAGCATAACTCTGGTTGTTTCATTGTCATGAATATCAAAATATTCAGTTTTATTGGAACTATAGTCATCTATAATGCTAGTACCACAATAGTTTTTAACTAGTTCGCTAACAGAATCGATAATAACATTTATACGGGCGTCCATAGTTACTCCCGTCAATCCTGCGAAATCCTTGTATTGTTGTAATGTTATTAAATCTGCCATATTTCTCCTCTTAATTTTAGTGAGGGAAGGTTATCCCTCCCCCACATAAAATCATTTAGCTATTAAGAGCCTTTATATTGATATGCCCACTTAGAAGTAGCTCCATCGATCATGTCGGTGAATCCAATTCTTTGTGAAGCAACCAAAACTCTTCTTTGGTTAGCAACTTCGTAGTCAGACTCTATAGTCATACCTCTTAATCTAGGTACAACAAAGTTTCTGGGATACACTGCTATAGCTGCAGGCATGTTGACTGCTGCTGTTGGGAACTCGTCACATACTAGAACTTTAGATCCAAATACGCTTCCGATTTCTCCTCTTAGCTTTGTAGCTACGTCGCCAACTAAGTTCACATCTTGGAACTCAGCATCTTCTAATAGTTGATAATAACTTGTAGAAGAAACTATATAAACTACATCAGATGGGTTAATTCCATATTTACCCATATTTTTTCTGAGTGCTAATAGTTTGAGTGCTGTCATTGAATCAGATGCAAATGCAGTGGCTGATTGAGTTACATCACTATCAGCTTCAGCTAGATGCCAAATACCATCGAAAGATGCTCCTGAAGTACCAAAGGCACCATCAGCATTGTTACCTAATAGTAACGCATTTTCTACGGCTCTTGCGTGTGATCTAACAACCGACTCCCTAATTAAAGGTAGGATTGGTAGAATCGCATCTTCTTCAGTTTCATTACCTAAGTAAGATTGTGAAATAAGTTTTTTAGTTGAAAGAGTTCTTTCAGTCAAATCAACACCACCGAAAGGTGAACCATAAGTGTCTCCCCTTTCTTCTAAGTTACCATGTGGAGATGATCCACTAGCTGTTTGAGCTGAAGCGAATTCAGCGTAACCAGCATCTGGTAAGATAGGTACGATTTGAGTAGCAGAAGACATTGCAATTTCTCTAAATAGAGGTGCAAGTACTAACTGCAACTGGATATCTCTTTCCACATTTGTAGATACAGTTTGCTCAAAATCAGCTGAAGATACTTGAACACCTGAATGTTCGTTCACTTTAGTCATCACATCTTTCGCATAATCAGTATCCCAACCTCTTCCTGTTGCTAGTCCTAGAGTCCATGCATCATTAACATCGGTCTCAAAGGCTTTTTTCCAGTCAGAGTTCTTTCTGTCACCAAAAATTCTTTTAGATTCACGAATTGCTTCGATTTCATCTTTCTTTTCAGTGAGTTCAGTTCTAAGTTCATTAACAACTTTTTCAAGGTCTTCATGCTTTTCTGAAACACGCTTTTCAACGTCATTCATGAGCCTCTCAGCTCCAGACATGCCAACTTCTACTATTGTCTTAACTTTTTCTTCTTCAGCTTCTATAGCGGCTTTTTCTTGAGCTTCTAACTCAGCTGCTTCTTCAGCGTCAGATTGTTCCTTAGCTTTCTGTTCAGCTTGTTGCATAGCAATCTTTGCAGCAGTTTGTTTTGCAATTTCTTCTGCGTATGCTTTCAAGTCTACTGAACCAGCTTCTGGAGTTTGTGTGTCCTTAGACATAGGTTTCTCCTGTGAAACGGTTTTATCCGTGGCTTGTGGCGTATCAACTTCACCAATATTAACTGTGTCTGTTGATTTAGCCGGGTTATTAGATATAAAAGTTTTCTTGAACTCCTCGTATTCCTCTTGAGAATCGAAAGATTTCGCAATAGAAAACATAGCAGTCTGATTAGCTGGAACACTAACGACTGATACCTCAAAAAGTTCGGCGTCTTTTATCTTATATCCGTCAGTTTCATCATTATAATCAGCATCCTTGACTCTGAAACCAACGGAAAAGGCTCCAAGAACGCCGTCTTTAATTAAGTCTTTTATTTCGCCTGCAGATTTAGAAATTTTTGCTCCAACTTCTAAACCTTTATCGCTAACTTCCATAGAAGTAGCACGACCAATAGGCTTATTATAGTCATGATTGAACAAAATTATTGGATTTTGTTTAAAATTTTCTAATCCATTTGTTTTTGTCCATGCATCATGGTTAATAACATCTCCAGTTCTATCTAATGCATTAGTAGATGCCAATCCTGAGATTTTTACGCTACCGTCATCATCTTCGCCTAGAGTTTTAAAAGTGTTTGTCCAATGAAAAATTTTCTCCATTATTTACCTCACTTCTTTTTCTCAGCTTTTTTGGGAGCTGCCTTTGCTGTCTTTGGAGCCGCTTTAGGTTCTGCTTTTGGTGCAGGCGCTGCTGCTGGCTCAGGGTTTGCTTTGGCCCATTGGTCTGGAAAATTACTCCTTACCATACTTTGCATACGAGCCCATGACCCAAAAGGTCTTTTTGCTACCATATATCTTATGGGAGCATCTTCGGCTTCTTTATACTCAGTTGGAGTTAACATAGAGCCTTTTTCAGCAAAATAATCTGCTAGTTGTTCAAGTATTGCTCTCTTGTTCGCCATTATCCTGTTCCTCTTCTTGTGGTGGTCTCCCACCGTCTTCGGGGTTTGCTGCACTACCCGCTATATTTGCTGGGACTCTTAAATCATCGTGCCCTTCTAAAGGCTCTTGACCTAGAGCTACCCTAGCCTCATTTGGTGCCATAATGCCTGTATTTACGAGAGTAGCATAATAAGATGCTTGGTCTCTTAACTCTGGTTGTAATGCTGGAATCTCTGTGACATTCTCATTAATCTTAAAACCAAAGTATCTTTCAAAAGCATAACCAATCTTTCTCACTATTGGAAGTATTGTTTCCAGATAGTATAGCCTGTGGTTAGGCCTTATGTTAGCATTATTGCCTCCGTCTAAAAGAATAGGTGGTACACCTATTGCTTCTAAAATAATTTTCTCATTTGCGTTGATGGAAGCTTGAAAGTCTAATTCTTTAAAATTAATTTTTGTTAGATCATCAACTTCAATTCCACCGTCTAAAATGAGTGGCCTTCTACCGCCATTTTTAGGGTTGTACCTAGTTTGCCATGCTTGCAGCATTCTTTCTTTGATTCTCTCAGAAAGTGTATTAGGGCTCTTAAGTACTAATCCTGGTACCGCTCCATTCTTGAAGAAGTTATCTTGAAACTTCCTCATGTTATCTAGTAAATACATAGTTCGATATGCTGGTTTTAATCGCGGTACTCCTCTATAAATTGATTTAAATGAGTTTTCTTTGATATGTATAATTTCTTTAGGAGTATAATCGATTTGACCATCATACTCAAACTTATTTACATAAGTACTAGTATCTGAATGAATTGTTACATTCTGTGCTGGGAGATGATATAAATGTCTCCCATCAAAATAAACGAAAATATTCCCGTCAATCATTAAATCAATAATAAGATTTCTCTTAAAAGTATTGATGTCCTGAAACGGGTTCGGTTCTTTATTTAGTAATAAATCTACACGAGTTTTTCGAACATTTTCTACTACTGGTGCGATTCCGTTAATCTTCATTCCTATATCATAAGGAATATCCGAACTATCGTCTACTATCATGTTTACAGCTCTATGAACTACTTCGAGTTCTTCGTAAGCTGATCTATAATTATCTTTCTTTTCTCGGGTGTTTATAGTTAACCCTTCTTCTAAGCCAATAAGAGACTGAGCAGGATTTATCTTCTCCTCCTCGTTAACTTGTCTGCCTAAAAATCTGTCATACCATGCCATGTTTTTCTCTCTGTATTTTTGCCCATCTCTTTTGCTTAAGTGCTGTCACTAACTTAGGCCTTTTGCCATAAATACTGTGTAGCCTTTGATGGTGGGCTTTGCATAGTGTAGCAGCTTCGTGATAAATTTCATTTGTATACTCTTCAATGAAAAGTTCTCGAAGATTCATTATTTCATCTGCCGAGGTTATAGTAATTTTCTTACTGTTTAACCAAGTTTCGAGTAACTCAGTCATTCCGTAGAAATGGTGAAAATCTAAGTTTTCTGTTTCCCCACAAATATAGCACTGGGTGTCTTTCTTATATTTAGATTTCGCTTTATCTCTAACGTACTTGACTAAATCTCTTTTTAAATCCATAAAATCTCTATTTATTAAAATTATACCAAAATTTCACCTTCTTGTCAACAATTATTTTTTCGGTGGTCTCCACTAAAAAGTGCTCGCTGATGTCTCAAAAGTGTAAAGTCCATATCTTAAAGCGTCTGACATATGACTGGCCATATTATGTTTTGGCCTTTCTTTCATTAAATTGGGGTTTGGGTCCCACTGATACTGGTCTACTGCCTGCAGTACATGTTGACATTTTTGATCTACAATCAATTTGTTATTATCAATTATGCCTGCTGCATGTCCAATTCCGTCAAGAACAGATTTTTTAGCATTTATAGTAGATATATCGTAATTTTGGGCAAAATCAAAGCGAGTTTGTTGAGCTGCCGAATCGATATAAATCCAATCTATGTTATATTTGTCTACTCTTTTACGAATTTCCATTGCATGCTGTTCAGTAGTCCTCTCAGCATCAAGGTATTCATCTACTAGATAAAATTTCTCTTGATCCCAATCATATGCTATCACGCAAAAAGCCGTAGGATCCTTATACCCGACATCAAGACCAGCAAAAACGTCCATTTTACTAGTATCAAGCTGACTAAGGTCTGCGACACATTCTTCAAAATTAAAATTCCATACCTGCCCCTCATATGTGTTAAAATCAGCTAAGTACTCTTGTGAAAACTCAGCTTGGGACATTGATTTCTTAGCTTCTATAATATCTTCATTACTGAATCTTGGATTCTCATGATAAGTTGCTCTTATAGAAGCCCAATCTTTAAATTCATCACTATATCCTCTGTGATAAAAGTCTGCAAACCAGTTATTTCTCCCTCTAGGTGTAGAAATAAATACTGCTTTGCTTTGTTCTTTGTCTAATGTAGGACGAAGGGCAACATTAAACGCGTCTTTTCCGTCAGCTAAAGCTGCTTCGTCAAAAATAATCAGGTCATATGATCTACCAACCGTAGAATCAACTTGATTAACCGAACCCATTCTTATAGTTGAACCATTGGATAGTTCAATTACCTTATCTTTTGCATTATCTCTAACCACCTCGAGATCAAAATGCTTTATAAGTTGCCTCTGTAAATCAAAGGAAATCTGCGATAAAGCATAATTTGGTGACATAATGAGTATGTGGGAACCTGGCACGAGTGAAACAAGCTGTCCAATGACATTTGTAATATAAGTTTTCCCCTGACGCCTTGAAATAGCGGCACACACAAATCTATATTTTGGGTTATTTAGAGCATTGATTAATGCTCTTTGTGCTGAATTAGGCTCAATTCCTAATAAGTTCATATACTCCGTTATTGGAAGTTTGATGAACCGATCTGCTGGATCGAAGTTCATTATATCCTCATAGAGTATATCTTTTCTACTGATGTCTAACATTAATGTATAGTTTTGTCAGTTATAGTTTTAAAAATAGGAGCCTCAAAAAGAACTCCCTCCTGGTCACATACATTTAAGAGATAGAGATATGCTAAGCAAACGTCGCTCATCATCTGATCAGCTTCAGATATATAGCCTTCGTTTTCTGCTTTAGTATTTAAAATAGCTAAAGTAACGCTACAAGTTTTTGCAACTTCCTCTAACCATTTATCTCTTTCTCCTATATGCATTGTTAATTTACCTTCATCGGGTCTACATTTGTAAGTTTAACTTCAGCGTGTGCTGCAAAAAGTACTTCATCGGGGTCTTTTGAAATTATAACTCTTTCTCCACTTGATAAGTAGATATTTCCCAATGAGGTTCCATTTTGTGCAGTTTGTATAGTTACTTCTCTAAGTGTTGAACCTGAATTATGAAGCATAACAAAATGAGCATTTTCTACAGTACTGGCTGATCCAGTTGCTGTAGGTGCTGGTGTTGTTGTGCCTAATATTCTTGCTATTTGCATTTTTTTCTCCTATCGTCTCTTACGACGACCTTTCCTGCGTTTCTTACTTTGGCGGTATTTAATCGCGCGAAGACGTTGCTTCGCAGCTTTCCTACTTTTAGAAACTCCAGGAGTATTATCTATTTTATAACCGCCACTGACTCTTCTAATTGGCATTAGAGTTCTGCTTTATAACAAGTCCAAGCTCCATAAAGTAGTCCTGCAAATGCTAAAATTTTGGCTAAGCCTCCTGTTAGTAGTACAACTAAACAGCCTGCTATGATAACAGCTCCGTCCCAAGATGTTCTCTCAGAAACTCTAGCTTTTAACCAATCTAATCCTTTTTTAACCATATCCATTTATTTCTCCCATTTATTCTTAGGGCATTTAGCCCGCTTTAGTCTGACTTTTAAGGGCATGAAACAGTTACATATGTCGCATGTCTTAAAACTTTTTAAATGTGAACAACTTTCACAGACTTTTAATCTATTTTTTGCTCTCATCTTGAGTTGGCATAGTAACTTTACGATAATATACTACAACTTCTTTAAGTTCTGTGATATATCGTTTAAGTTCTTGCATATTGTATGCCATTACTTCGTAATCAGGTACTGACATTGCTAAAAATACCAGTTCACCTTCTTGATTAATAATTCTTGTTTGAAACTCCTCAAAATTAGTGGGGGTGACTACAAACCACATTGGTTCTTTGAGGTCTATTTCTCTAGGCATAATGGGTTGAACGATAGTTCGCTCCATCGGCTTAGCTACTACATCTATTTGCTTAGTCTTATTTCCCAGTAGACTGCAACTGGAGACCATCATCGAGATTGTCAACAGTATCACTAAGTTTTTCAATGTCTTCGAATATGTGTTTAGTTCCATTGTTTATTTTCCTTTCCATTTCAACTGGATTTTCTAAAATTTTAGCAGTAAGTTTATAGTTACGAATAAAATCCGTGTATCTATTTAACTCTCGTTGTGCCGCTTGACTTTTTAATGTCATATCTTGTAATTGTGCGGCTTGGTTTTCAAAATCTTTCTCCATAGTCTCTATCGCTTCTTGTTGAGTTGCTACTGCACCCTCTAAAGCTGCGTTATTTGTTTTTAAAGTGATATTTTCACTATACAACCAGTAAGTAGTTATCCCTAGTACTAGTATTATTCCTATAAATAATTGATTCATAATTGTTCTATTCTATAATTTAGGCCTTCGGCCCCTCTTATTTCTACGTGATCTCCTTCATGAGTAATAAATCTTAAATATTTCTCTTTTTTATTAAGAAATCTTTTAACCGTATACTCCACATCATCAGCATCGCCCCAAGTATGGTTATAGCTGACGATTAACTTGTATCGTGGAAATAATTTTGATACAAGCCATAGCCAAAAAGCTTTAAATTTAGTCTTTAGCGCTTCCACTGACTTTCTTTAGTCCTTCTTCAGCAGCTTCTTTAGTAAGGTATGCACATTGGCTTCCTTTCCAGTTAAATTTAAAGACATCTCCATCTTTATAAATTTCCCCGTCTTTCTTAGGTTTAGCGGGCTTAGCAGCTTTAAGGTCTTTAGTTTGATATTCTTTTTCCATTTTTATCCTCTGTTATGATTTCTATGGGCTTTTTTAGCCTCATAATCTTCGATAGCTTTTTCTATCGACTCTTCTGCAAGTATGGAGCAATGAATCTTGATAGGCGGCAGACTTAGTATTTCAGCAATTTGTTTATTCGTGATGTCTTGCGCCTGTTTAAGAGTTTTGCCCACTAGTAAGTTAACTAACTCACTCGAACTTGCTATGGCTGACCCGCAGCCATATGTTTTAAATTTTACGTTTGTTATTTTGTCGTCTTCGACTTCTATCTGAAGTCTCATAACGTCCCCGCATGCAGGGGCGCCTACCATTCCAGTTCCAATTTTTGAATCTTGTGGATTAAAGCGCCCTACATTGTGTGCTTCTGGATTCTTAAGTACTTCTTCGAATCTACGTACTACACGGGAAGAGTATGCCATTATAATTTATATGCTAAAGATAATGAAACATTGTCAGAAAACTGACCGTCCTTCGCGTCTTCCATAATCATAAGTCCAAGATCAACCTTGTCCCATGATTTTGAAAGGTTTAAGCCTTTCCAAGTGCTGTCATCAGGGAATCTCCCATAGACAAATTCAACACCTACGACATCAACGAAAGGAGCTTTAAGCCTTAATTCCATATAGTCGTTATCTGAATTATCTGTATCTACAGCATATTGAAAATCTACTAAGGGAGTCGAGAAGTGCGCGAACGCTTCTTCAACCATTTCTATGTCATTATCATCCCAGCGGTACTGCATAACACCAACGCTCATAGATAATTTGTCTGACACTTGAAAATTGTAACCACCATATAGATCGTATTCTAAAGAGGCACTATCATCTCCGAAATCGACTTCTGAAGCCCATGCTCCTGCAAAGAATCCTTCATAGTCTAATTCGACACCAGCTTGAAAAGCTCCGCCACCTAGTGATTGGGACGTACCCCTCCACATATAGTCGGAAGTATAACCAACATGCCCTTTTACATCTGCAAAAGCAGGCA